CTAGGACTCCTTTCGTTTGGCTCGTTCAGCCTTTGCCTTGATTTCGGCGCTGACTAATCTCTCGATGGATTTGGGCATCGGCCAGCCTGCGCGGTGGGCATTGGCGGTCAGGCTTGTCCACGTGTGGTAGATGAGGCCGAAGGTGACGCCGTAGAACAAGAAGCCTGGGGTGCCCATGACGCGGTCTAGGAGATTGGCTACGGCTGGTAGGGCCATGAGGAATAAGGTGCGGGGGATTCGGGACAGGCCGTAGTCGGAGGAGTAGGATTGGTCTTTTTTGGCGGCGGAGATGCCTGTGATCCAGTCGAGCACGATCATGAAGAAGAGGACGATCAGGATGTCTTGGCGGTTTGTGCCGTATAGATAGTGAAAGGCAGGCGACACGATTGCACCTGCTGTTGTCGCCCAGGCGTTTGCTGGGGTTGCGATGGTGTCCAGGCTGTGTAGGGATTTCATAGGTTCGTACCTCCTCGCCCCTTGGGGGGACAAAAATAGCCCCGTTAGGTACGGGGCTGACTCAAATTCACTGGGGATTAAATAATTAGTTGCTTAAAAATCTTGGTTGGTAATTTGTTTGAATTCTTCTGGTGAGATTTCTCCGAAAGGGTTGGATGTAGTTTTTACTGCTAGCCGCAGCTTTTCTACTGTGACCCACTTCATGCTAAATGCCAACGCCCAAAATGCCATCAGTTAGCACCTCCTTTTAATTGGATGAGTTCAAGCTTAACTTGGGTTAGCTGTTCGCCCATTGTCTGGATTAACGCATCCTTTTGGATGTTGCTAATTTTGAGTGAGGAGAGCTCCTGTCCCATTGTCATTACTGGATCGGTTTGTTGCTGTTCTCTTATCACTGAGATAGCCTCTTTATTTTGCATCTTCATTAATCGAACGCACCCCCATAACCATTTACAAGTACACGTTCCTTAGCTGTTCCTTTGTCGATTGTCACCCATAGATTGATAGCCCATTCGGGAGCTGTTTTGTTCTTATTGGTGAACAAATAGCCTCGGTTGACCTTGACGGCATTTGTGCAGTCTTCCCATGTTGGCACATCATCCAGGTAGTTATTGCAGACTTTCACACTTTCAATGGACGAGCCTTCTGGCAAGTATCTTTCAAGTGTCACTAAGACACGTAATGGCATACCGTCCAATGTGAAGTCTGCTTTAATATCTGGATTTCCGTACTCTAGCATAAATTCGATATGGGTCTCTTTTCGAGTGAATGTGTAAATCCGTTCGGATGAGATTCCAGCGCTGTCAGTAGCGACTATCTTGATTTGATGCTGTACGTCCAAGTCCAATCGAATCCAAGCGTCATGGCTAATTTCAACTGTGTATTGTTGTCCGGCTACGCCTGCAAACGACCTGATTTGCTTGCCGTTCAGATACTCACTAAAAGTGAAAGTATTGCCCTCTGGATCAGTGGCTGAATAGTTCACGATTGGAATTTGCATGAACGCGCCGAGGTCTTGATTTGTTCCGCTGATGACTGGAGCCCTGTTGTATTTGACGGTGAAAAACTTAGCAACTAGGCTAGATGTTAGGTTGTTCGTTGTATCTACGGCATGCGTGTTCGCTACATGCTTTTTGTTTTCCGCTAGTATCGGTGATACTGGCGTGTTTCCGTCGAACATCTGCTTGTTTTTGTACGTGAAAGTTTTGCTGAAATTAAACGGAGTAACTCCATCAGAGATAAACGTTCCAATTGGAATGTTCCCGCTTGCGAAGTTCGTATTAACTACAACTACAGCGCCGTCTACTTCGCTACGAGCTACACCTGCTATCGTGTAACTTGCGCCTTCGATCAACTCTATGTCGTCAGCAGGACTCGACAGCGTTATGACAGGAGGCTTGCCTACATCGATAGCTCCTACATACGAAAGACTCTGCGCGGAATCACTAGACCTAAAGCTACGGAAAATAGTCGGTGGAATAGTGAATTTCGTTTTGAATGATTTTTCCTTGAATGTAGACAGCGCGTTCACATAACTAGTTTGTACATTTTGTGTGAGTATCTTTGATGGTTGGAAGGTGACAAATCCATCAGAAGATATCACTTGGAACAAAGTGGCAGAGTTTCTTACGAGCATGTGAACATCGTTGTTCGGAGCCACAGACATAGCGACATCTTCTGCATTCCCTAGGTCTTTTTCTGTACCCCAGTCCGCACCTCTTGTTGTGCTTCTGATAAAAATAGCTTTATTTGCGCCATTCGTAAGACCAACAAACGATATGTTGACGGTGTTGTCAGGAGACACAACTACGTTAGGGTTGATAACGGTTCCTGTAGTAGTGAGCCTGTGCACCTTGTTAGTCCATGTGCTTGTCGATGTTTCCCTAACGTGTACATCAAAAAAGTTGTTTGTTCCACTTTGCTGTGCCGAAGTGATATATTCATGCGTTCCGTCGTTGGATACATCAATTCCAACGTTTGTTTGGTGTATAACGCCGTTACCAACCGTCGTTACAGCTTTGATGTATGTTACTCCTGCAATCACACCAGAACTGTATAGGTTGAGGTCTGTTCTGTGTATGTTGAATGACGTTGGATATGCCGCTGTTTTCGATGCAGACACAACCAACAACATGTTGTTGGTCTTGTCAAATGTTACGTCAACGCTTTGGTGGTCAGTGCCATTAATGACGGTTGTTGCGTCGGCTGGTATTGTCTCGTTTGTTGGGGTTGTTGGTAGAGTGCTAACATCGACAGCGATAGCTGATATTTCCGTTGCTGACCTAGCATACACAACATAAAGCATGTTTTTGTTAGATGTAGCGGAAATACCCTTTGTGATCGCTCCGTCAATACTGCCATAATTATTCCAAGTCTTTCCGTTGTCCTTACTAATGAAAACGGACGCATACGTACCGCCAGAAGAACGAGCGACGCTTCCGAGCCAACCGTTTTCAAATCTCATTACCGGAACGCGATTGTTAGCGTGGTAATACGAGCTTGCCGCTTCTACAGGGGCTATAATCTGACCTGGTTTCTGTTTGACGATGAATGTAGCTGATTCTGACATCGAAGACAATGCACCCTTGTCGTCTTCTGATATTACACCGACTTTAGATGCGTTTGTATCAATCATAGAAGTGCAAGTTAAAACCGGATTCGTTTTTTCTGCTGTATAGGCATACTGCCAAGTCTTCGTGTCTGGAATGTATTGGTGTATCCTGTACTTCACCGCTCCACCTTCCGTGTCTGTTCCCGGGTCGAAATTAATGCTGATGATGTCACCAACCTCGTATGACGTCTTGTCAACACGAACATTTTTCGGTGGTGTTGGCGGTTCGTTGATAAAAGGAGTAAGGATAACAGATACAGCAATACCTCTTGTTAAATCTCGATAAGACGTCGTTCGATCATCGACATTAGGTATGCTTTTTTCTGCGTGCAGGTTTTTGTCTTGCCAATGATGCGTGTAATACGTGGTAAAATAAGTCATCCTGTTTGTGAACCCTTTAGGTCTTGTGATTATCGGGTCGTTTGTAGTTAACATATTTACGCCTACGTAAAAACTGCCATTTGCATATGCTTGCCTGTCAGGAAAATATATGTCTCTAACGGCACTTGGAAAGTTGTTGTAAGAAGACAACCCTACTGATTTGACATTACGATAAACGACGACAGTCGCGTGCCATGCGGCATTAACATAAGTCGAACTTTCGAATTTAACTTGTTGTTCTGAATCAGTCAACACCTTATAGACGAAAATGTACCTCAAGTCGTTAGCGATAACATTCTTCAACTCAGTCCAACCAGAAGGGATAGGCACATCAACTGTTGTTGCGTTGTTGTGTAAAGCGATAAGCGCAACGTCACCTACTTTGTATCCGCTTGGAATCTGCACGTTGATTTGCGTTCCTGACGAGCTGTTCTCTGTATTATTTACAAAATAAACGTCTTTTCTGTCTGTTGGTAACGTGTAGTCGATTGTCAGTGTTGGTCTACTAGAAACGGTGCCGCTTCTAGAAGAGTGGGCTGTAAACACACCTAGGGACGGTGGTTCTCCGTTGTAATTCAACAACATTCCCTTGTTACTAAGTTCTCCGTTAACCCACTTTTGGACCAATGACTTTACGTTTATTTCCACTGTAGTTGCGGTTCCATTTATCGTGGAGACGTCATATGTTCCACTTAGCGTTGGTTGCGTGTTCCACGTCACAGTTTCTTCCCAGTCACTAAATATTGCCGTGGCTAACATATCTACAGATCCACTTACGTTACCGGAATATCTAGTCAGCGCAACCTTCGCGCTATTGATTATGGCTCCGTTTGGGATTGATCCAAGATCAAACATTAACAACGAACGAGAAGCGCCGCCTCCTGATGTACCAATATCTATTGAAGTACTCGTATTAAACGAAGAGTCCGGGCTTCCGTAGTATACGAATGTGCTCTTTCGTAAACTATTTTGGTAATCCAATGTAACTACAGGCATTATTTACCTCCTCTATCTAGTTACTTCTCTGACGGTGATCGTGTGGCGCATGATTGTGTCTGACGGAACTGGGACATATGTGTTATTGGTGCTGGTTCTTCCCCAAATGTTCGTTCTTGCGCCCCGTTCTTGCGCCCCATTCTTGTTTCTATCATCTAAACTTCCAGTCGACTCTGAGCTTCGTTATAGTAGCCCCGAATCACCCTGATAAAGCTGATAGTAGACAGGTCGTCGTTGAAATTGTTGTGTACGAATCCGTCCGGCAATGTAGATTCGATTGTATTCACTCGAACTTTCAGGTTCGAAACATCTGCTTTCAACACAGCCAGCTCCGCGTGGGCATCTGCAATACCCTTCTCCCAACGATTAATGTCGTGTTCGGTAACCGGATCATCGTGTTTCCAGTCCGTTTTCGCTACATAGGACACTTACACCCCTCCTCTCGCTTCGATAACAAAGGATAGGTTTACGAACTGCGCCCCATTCATTTCAATGGTTCCATTTTTCTCGGCAACCACAGCTCCGGTACGCGTCCGCAACTTGACATTCGTAATGACTGGCACGCTGGAGACATGCTGGGCAGATACTTGTAATGCTATCCCGTCTTGTATGCCCGCAATCGGATGCGCAGCAATCTCCACGGCCTGCACAGGCACTGAAACTGAGCCGTTTATCAAAATGTCGCCGCCCGACACCCTAGCCAGCAGGTCATTCCGGACGGTTTGAAGATAGCTTGGCAGGATCATTTCACGACCTCCTCGTAACGCTTGATTGGTGTCATCCCTACACGAAATTCACTGACCTTGTGGTACTCCTTTATCCCAACCACTAAGACATCTCGCAGCTCGATCTTCTCCGATACAACAGGTTCAAAGGCGACTCCATTACAATGAACTGGCCTGATTCTCTCAACAGCTTGAACAGCATTCTTTGTATCGAATCGGTCCTCAATCGGGTAGACGTACCGAATCACCTTTTTGCCGTAATCCTCGACCATCTGGACATGCTTGAATGACGAGGAACTCAAACCAATTGCACTCAGCACGCTTGGGGTAAATCCAAGATATGACCAGTGCTTTTGCTGGATATTCTTTCGCCGTTCCTCCACACTCAGCAATTGCTTTCTCCCGAAATAAATCCAATCCCAAACATCCAGCCCCCAGGTAGCTGACCATGGGCTAAACTGCTGTAGGATATCCTCACGCTGCAAATTGAAAGCATCTACAATTGTCCCAGCACCTTCAAAGTGATATTCCGCCACTTCATTCTCGTACCATTGCGGCGGCAGCATCCGCCGATAGCGTTCTGGAATCATGCTGTCACCGCCATGGTTAGTGTCGATACAGAGTCAGCAGGAACCGACAAATTCAATTCACCGCCGTTTAAGGTGTAGCCTGTGAAATCTATTACCCCATCCACGAAAAAGAGCGCTCCGATCTGCTGGTACACGATCTGAGAACGCCCTTTTAGGTAGGTTTTGATTTGTGTAGTAATTTGGTCTTTGACCTTCTCGAATTCCGCGTCTGGTCGCAAAGCAAGTTTTACAGCGATAGTCACCGGATACACGTTCGCTGGTAGTACCTGCAAGTCGTGCAAGGCCTTTCGTTTGTCTTCCAGTTTCGTCCGTACACTCGTTGCCAGTTCCTGCCCCGCAGGGTTTCCTGACAGGTCTGTGATATACACGTCGATAGATAGATCATGTCGAGCCTTCTCGATGGCAACGGCTCCTCCTACACCATCAACGTTTCGCGCCCACCTCTCGTAATCTTGGCGTCTGCCGTCTCCCTCTTCTGTACGAGCTCGATCAATTAAGCGCTGCCGATATGCATCGTCTGTCTCTCCCTCATTGCGAGATAAGCCGAAGAATACGCCCGTGGCATCCAGAAATTCCCCGTCTGCCCAGGGTAGAAACCGCTGGAGAAACCCGTACTCAAATAACTGCTGCTGATCACTGATTTCCGCTGCGATCGGATAGCCGAGGTCATAAAAGATTTCTCCCTCTTCCGTCGCTGGTGGCGTCTCTCCACGCTTTTGCGCTATTAGGGCCATCCTATTTGCCATCCGCTGATAAATCTGATCCGGGGTTTCCCTGAGAATCGGCATTTCTGGTTTGTCTAACGTTGCCATGTATTCACCTCCGTCCTAGTTGCCCCTCTCGTACCCTCAATTTCGAGCGAAAAAATAACTCGATTGCCCTCAAACCGAATGTCTACCACTTCCGCACGCTCAACCTCACCGTGAGCCTCTAGCGCCTCTTGTGCTTGCGTCTTAATCACTGGCAATGAAATGCCCGAGCGCATCCTTCCTGTCTCATATAGGAAGTCTACTCCGTACCTTTCCGAGTAAATCTCGTACCGGAAACGACGTGTATTCAGGATTTTCTTTGCCGTCTCTTCCAGGTACTCCGCATAGGTAGTCGTCCTCAAATAACGACCATCCGGCCCTTGCTGCAATTGTTTTGTAGTCCAGTCGAATTTGTATGTCCATGGGATCGGATTGTCTGATGATTGAACCAGTTGTGTTTCGTCTCCGTTCAGCTCTGGAAACATTACTCCACCACCCCAAGCAGGAGGTATTGCTCATTGTTGCATCGCAAAAGAGCTACTTTTTTGCCCACATCTTCTGGCATCAATCGGGCAGAACGCAGTACAGACAGCTCATACGGCTCCAAGGGTGTAGGGTCCTCGTCCAACTTCACAGACAGAGGCGACAGCGATAAAAGCTTGCCAAACTCCCCTTGCGTATTCTCAATGCCATCCTGCGCATGCCCTCTCAGTTTTGCAATAACGGAATGCATCTCTTACGTCCTCCTTTCCAATTGGAGATCCATTGTGTATTTTCCGCCCTGCCAGCGTGCCTGGCAGTTAGTGACGATCCAATCCGTGATGGTTTTATTGTCTTTTTCCATGATCTTGATGACCCAGCCCGCACGCAGCCTCGCCGCATTCTCATCCTCGTGCCTAACCGAAACGGAGCGTGTCTTTGGGATTTTGGACAACTCCGCAAGCTGCTTGGCTGCCATTCCCGCTACATTTTTGTCCTCGCCTGCATCGATGACTTTTTGCATGCGTCCGATTTGTTTGACCAGGCTATCGTTAGATTTCGTTGCACTGCTCACAACCCGATCATCCCGGTAGCGTTCTACTGTCACAACGGTGTATACATCCTCGATACTTTCTCCCGTCGAACTACTTGCGAGTAAACTGGCCTTGAACATCGGGATAATACTGTTTTTCCCCTCGGGCAGTACCGTCAGCTTGTCGCGCTGATACTGCACGAAATAGCGGATGCCTGTCTTTTCATAAGCTTGCTCTGTCAGTGAAGTAAAGAGAGACGTATACGATTGGGACGAAATTCTCTCTTTGACCGTAAAACCGAACGCCGGGCAGCTAAAATTGATACCTGCCGACTTGATGATTCGCGCAAGCTCTGTCCCTGCATCTCCGTCCAACTTGAGTCTGGAGATTTCGTTTTTTTGCAAATACCAGCCAAGCTCGTATGCTGTTACGGATAAATCGCCTGTCCGATCATCCCGGTCAAAACGAACGAGCGGCCCATGGAAAAGCTGCTGGGATTCTTTTAGCTCTGCACCTGCAAAGATCATCAAAAAACCCGCCGATTGCAGCGGCGGGCCTTCTTTGATTCTCACATCACAGTTTTGAGCAATTTGTCCCCTGGACGAGGACCAGGAAAGCTCGGTAACGGCTGGGGTCAGGTCATAGCGGGTCTGTTCTTTTCCGTAAATGACTTTCATTTCGTCTGCCCTCCGTTACATTCTGTTTTCTCTTTCTAGCTTTTCGTGAATCTCTCTTTTCCTGTCTTCCAACTTTTTGCTGTCTATCCGTGGGGCCGCTTGCTGTTTCTGCGTCTTCTTTGCTACCTTCCCGCTCGTATTCGGACGAGCTGGCTGCTGTTTCGTAATGACCGCCCCCGGGGATAGAAGCTGTGTCTGATTGCTCCACGTAATGAATTCGTCTTTGACAAACAGCGGCAGCTCAATCGAGCCGTGAAAATCGACGTTTTTTCCTTGGAATTTTCCGTCGCATGGCCCGATGAGCACATTCCACGCTAGATCAAGCTCGTCTATAGTTAAAAGTGTTTCCGAGCCCGTTAAGCGATCCAATCCAGCAAGCCACTGTCTGGGTCCTTGATAGCCCTGTACCTCGACATAGGGAGCCGTACTGTCCCCGGGTAAGATGAAGTCAAAGGAGATAGACTTTGGACGTCTGGAAGAGATGCGGTTGCCGGACAATAATGTAATCGATGACGTGCTTTCGATGTCGTTGCCATAGCCGCGAAACTGGATTTCCGCAGGAGTTACCGGAAATGTCAGCCTATATTTTCCTTGTAGGCGGATCATGTCGTTACCCCTCCCCTCGTCTCTAGTGCATCCAGCAGAGAACGTTCGATGATGTCTTTGATTCTCTGCGCGACAGATGGATCGCTGAGCATTTTCAACATGGTCGGGATATCCTGCAGTACGCCTTGTACGTGTAATGGGACTGAAATTTGCGGAATGGTGATGGAGACGGGCTGTTTTGGCATGCTGCTGACAGGTGAACGATTGGGCATCGAAGCAACTGCTGGGATTAAGGGTTGTATACTAACCGGTTGTGGAGGAGACGTGTCCTGCCACCATGATTTGACCCAATCGTATAGGGCTCCACCTGCCATTGATCCACCGATATTGCCACCGACACCACCAGCCAAACCGCCGACGAATGAACCAGCTCCAGGTGTAACGAGCGAACCAAGGGCTGCTCCGGCGAGCATCCCCACTCTTCCTCCAGCCCAGCCACCGACGGTCTCCGCTCCAAAACGAGCGGCAACGTCAAGTTTGTTCTCGGATGTGAGAACTTCTTCGAGACTTGTTAAGGTTCCGAGGTAGGGCACCTTTTTCAGCCCGAAGTTAAACTTGTCCAGAGACAGACGCTTGAACTGTTCCATAAATTTGTCTTTGAGTTTACTCGGGTGCAATTCTCCAAGCTTATTCATGAACCCATCCTTGAGTTGGTCGAATGACAAGCCCTTGAACTGCTCCACAAGCTTGTCTTTACCCAACAACAATTCCTCAAGCCCAAGGCCTTTCATGAGTCCATCTTTAAGCTTACTCGGGTGCAATTCTCCAAGCTTATTCATGAACTCACCCTTGAGTTTGTCTAATGACAAGCTATTAAACTGCTCCATAAGCTTGTCTTTACCCAACCACAATCCCCCAAGCCCAAGGCCCAACATGAGCTTACCTTTGCGTCCACCTTTGAGCTTCCCCAAAGGAAAGCGTTTCATGAGCTGGTCTTTTAACTGATCTGCTAACTGGTCTATGACCTCACTCGTACGTCGTTTCCTAGGAGTATTCTTGTTACGTCTATTTTTTGAAGAGGAACCTGATTTACGTTTACGGCTATTACCCTGACAACAGCAACAGCAGCAGTTTTTTCCGCCAGTTGCCTCTTGAGGAAACTTTTCTATTGTTGTCCGAAGATCTTTGAATTTTTTCAGTTGAGATGTCGTATGAATGTTCAGAGCACTACCAAGGAGTAGTAATCCTCCGGCAAAAATCGCAGTACCTTTTATCGACTCGTCCAAAGAGTTGAATGAACTCATTACTCCTTCAGCTGCTTCCGAAATCCCTGTATTTATCCCAGACATTTGTTCAGCGTACACAGTCGCGATCTCCATGGCCTCGTTTCTCGCCATCGCTTGTGCCTGCGCAGGTTTAAAATAAGCATCATTCTGAGCAGACAGTTGATGCGCATTCACCGCTTCATTTCCGACTTTATAATCGCTCTCTTTCCCCTGTTCCGGCACAAAAACCCCAGTAGCTATATTGTTTACTTCTCTCAGCCCCTTTGCCAAGTCATCTCCGGCATCGCCTGTCAAAGTATCGAATGCACTTTGTTGTAACGTTTTATCCTGGATGCTAGAAAAAGTCATCAGGAGTTTTCCAAGGGCGATATTTATTGTTTCTTTCTCCCCCGATGCGAAACTTCGTTGCAGCGTTGCAATATCTTGGGCGGCCTTGGCCTTTGCATCCTTCTTATTTTGAGCCTTGTAATGCTTCTCAAGGATTGCGGCGAGATCACCATTATCCGACATCTTCATTGCATTCTCATACAACGCACCATACGTTTTAAAATCATTCAAAAGCTTTCCCATTGAGACAAAAGTAGCGGCCATTTTTTCAGGCGTATTCAGCAATTTGCCATTCTGAAGGTTGAAGTGAGCCATGGATTCCACAAATTTCCCGGTCGCGGCTCCCCCTCCCTTGTTGCTTAAATGCTGAACGGCATTTGACTGCCTAACGGTACTATCATGACCAGTAGAAAACTCAATGGAACTCATCATTTTCATGATCTCATCTTCCGTAAACCTCGTCGTGTATTTCAGCATGCCTGCTTTTTCTGCGTACTTTAAACCATTGGTTGCATGCACGAGATCGGCTTTGGCAATGAGGGCGTATGCTTGATCCTTCTTTATATTCGGGTTGAGCTCAAGTATTGTTCTGGAAGTCTCATCTATTTGCAAAATTTGCTTACTATCTTTTCCACCCACTTCAAAAAGCGTCTTTTCTCTTTCTGTTGCCTGCGCTTCTTGTGCGACTGAACTAAGAGTCGTTCCCAATGCCGTCTCGGCAAGCGAAGTTAAAGAATTAAATAACCCTTTTTGGAATTCTTCATGCTTCCCTATCACTTCACTGTAACCATCAAAAAAATTGGAGAACTTCGTTAGTTTCTCAGACATTCTTTCACCCCCTGTCTCTCCTTGCTGTCTCTCTCTACACCCAGCAGAACCGAGAAAAAGCCGGGAGACCTACCCCCCAGCCCTTTCCTCGTCCTCCGCCTCAATCATCTGACAAGCAAAAATAAACAGCTTCTGCTTGTACAAATCGACTTCGTACTCAAGTAGATCCGACGGGCGACCTCTGCCTTTTAAAAAGGCGCGGCAAATATGCCAGGCCTCGCCGTCAGATCGGATTAGTTTTTTGCTTCTTCAATGGCTTCTTCTTCCGTCTGGGTTGCATTCACTTCACGGACCGCATTGAGCAGCTTGGTGTAGCCCTCTGGATTGTCGCGGAAAATTTTCTCGACGAGCTCGTACTTGGTGCCGACCTTGTACGCTTTCTTCAGCTCTTCCTGATTCCAAGGAAAGTCGTGCTCGGTGGCCTTCACCAGACGAGCATCGTTGTACAGGAACCAATCCGTTTTCTCGCCTTTGTCAGCCATGCGTTCGCAATCGCGCAGCTCGGACAAATTCAGTTGGCGAACCTTCCACTCGTCACCGTCGATGGTTACGGTGATTTCTTTTCGCGGAGCTTGTTCATTGGCTTTGGCCAAAAATTTCTCGAGTTTGTTTTTGTTCATATTCAAGCACTCTCCTATTCGGTGTAGGTTGGCAATTCATCGAGGTAGTCCGGCTTTTCGATGGACATCCCTTTTAGGTCATATGTCGCGTGATCGTTGCCGTCTGCTTTGGCTTCCCACAGCGTAATTTCGTCTGGGTTCAGTACGATGTTGGAAATGCGGACGCGTTCGGAGTTGCCCGCTTCCTTGTCCAGCGTCTCGCCAATCAGGAATGGGAGGACTGGTGTCTTGCCTTGAGTCAATTGATCGACGCAGTAGTATTTCAGCGCAGCGTTGGTTGCGGTAATTTTCAATGTCACTTCTACATGCCAGTCGTTGACGGTTTGGATTTTTCCTTTTTGCAGGCGGTTCGTGTCGCCGTACTCCACCTTGAGGACCATTTTGCCTTCCAAGGTACCGAAGATCGGGTCTCCGTTTTCATCGTAAATTTGGCAGTTCTTCAGTTTAATATCGCGTGCAATAGCCAATTACAGCACCTCCCAGTCAATGTCAAAGTATTCGATGGCATCAAGCGGCTTCGCAGACAAGAGGAAGCCACGGCGATCCCCGATGCTATTCTTTTTATCCGTAAATGTCCAGCCCGTATCAATCGCGCCCTGCTGCTCGCGAACGGTCATGTACGCATTGACGGCAGAGACAAACACAGCGCCGCCCAAGTCGTTGTTCCCGAGCTTGCCTTTGTATTTCTTGCCGACTTGGCTGATGTCGTTGACGATCTGATCCAGCGTCATGCTGACACGGATTTTTCCGTAGTCCTCGCGCTCATGCGTACCCAGAACAGCCAGCGTATTGACGGCGCTCTCGATGATGTACACATCTCCGTCGCGGGTTGCGATCAGCGTACCAGAGCCGAGTGCACTCAAAATATCGGTGTGGCCCCAATCCTTGAGCGCTTTTTTCAATGGAACGACGACGGCCGTCAGCGATTCATGCGCAGGTGTCGCGGCGATCATACCCGCTACCCATGCGGCCCACTCCAGGCTGCCGTATACTTTTCCGTTGTTGTGTTGACCAGCGATAGCACTGTTCACGACAAAACGGGCATTTTGAGCCACAGAGCGTTCGATATGCTTCGCCATGTTCTCGTCATCTGCCGCCTTGCCGCCGATCACCAGCGTGCTGAGCTTCTTATTTTGTGTGCGACGGTCGCTCATGAATTGCTTCGCTGCCGCTTGTACAGCCGCATCGTCAAAAGGCAGATACATCGTGTCAAAATCAGCACCGGAAACAGCCATGAACAGCTTAGTAGAGTCAGCTGGGGTAAGCGCTACTGTGCCACTTTTCGCTCCTGTCAGCGCTGTTTCTGGCACAATTACAACGGCAGTCTCACCCAGCTTTTTCACGCGCACATAGTTGGATTGGCTTGTTTTCGCTGCCAACTCATTTGCATCCGCAAACGAAAACTTCTCGGTTTGCAGCGGGCCAGTTACTTGGAGTTCCTTCTTGCCTGGCTCAGACGTCGAGGCAGTGATCGTCACCTTCAAGTCGTTACCTACCAAACCTGGATACAAAGCCTCGACTCTGATCGCATCGGCCTGCTCATACGCTGCTTTTGTGGCTGTGCCATTCGTCATGCGGTACGCTAGGATCGTCGCACCGCCTTCTGCTGCCAGCTCCACGGTATCGACCTTGCCAAATGTCTGTGCCAGTCGCTCCTCAAAGCTCCCCATCTTGACGAGCTCATCTGGCGAACCCCACTCCGCTTGGTAAGGCACCAATACGACACCGCTCTTTGGTACAACACGTTCTTTTGCTTTTGCGATCAGTTCGACCGTTACACCCGGACGTTCACGTTGAATGGTCATGCTTACACCCCGCCTTTGTATTTGGTCAGTCGGCTCTTCACTTGTCCTTCTGCCAGTTGTTGATCATCTGCTTCAGAAAAAAGAGCACCTGCTACCTCGAACCGTTCGGCTCCAAGATAAGCGGCGCTCTTGATCCACTCTTGTTTGGTTTGCACAAGCTCTGGGGCCTGTGCTTGTTGTTCTTTTCGTGCCACTATGATCGGACCCCCTCTACGTCAAATTCGTTGATTTTTTCTGTGGCTACTCTCTGCACCACCACGTTGTAGGTGAACTGGAACGCGATTTCCGTCCGGTCCTTTTTGTCCCGCCAAATACGCAAGGTGGAGCTATCGATCTCGATAGACAATCCAGACGTCTTGCCTTGATAACTGAACTGCCTTTGGCGAAGAAGCTCACGCAGTGGCTCTGCTGAAAGCGGCTGATAGACACCTGCTACCTTTGGATAGTGGAGGACGATGGCTGCTTCTGAGACCACCTGATAGGAAGTGAGGCTTCTTCCTTCTTCACGGACCCCTTGCGTCAAAAGAAACGCGATTGGCGGTTGGAATCGCTGCGCCATCCAGTCGTCTACATTCACAACAGTAACCAGCTCTGGATACGCTTCCTTCACCAGTTCAATGAGAACAGCTAGCTCACGATCCATCCAGCTTCCACCTCCCATACTTGCGGTATTCTCGTCTGTCTTCGTCACATGTCTCTTCCCCCCACTATTTCACTTCATTTGGCAAGGCATCCACGGCAAATACCCGCCGAGCAGGGAGCGAGTAGCCTATAGCTTTGAACTCGCAACATCATGTGGCGCCAATCGCCGTTTTCCCCGCTCGCCGGACATTTGAGTCTTCGGCGTACATAAAAAGCCACCCGACTGCTTCATCGGATGGCTCGTATCTCTTACTTGTTTCGCTTGACTCAAGTATAACCGATTCGGAGGAAAAACCGGGAAAATGACCCTTTGTGTCAGGAAGTGTCAACCTTTGTCAGTCTCAACCTGCTTGTGAAAATGAAAAGAAGCTGTCATCATCCAGACAGCTTCTCATCTATTAAGCCGGGCTCTGTTTTTCATCATCCAGTCTGCTGAGCCTGATCGCCATACATCGCCCATGCCATCTTCATCACGGCACTGCGCTTGATTTCATAATACCGCTGACGGGACACACCGATTTCTTTGGCAATCAGATTGTTCTTGTCGCCATCCAGCAAAGCTTCGACGACCAATCGCTCCTGCTCCCCCGGAATCGTCTCAACCGCTTTGTTGATCCGCTCGATTTTATCCTGCAAATTTTGCAGCCTCTTCCATTTTCGCTCTCGGCGCGCAACCTCCGCATGCGTCCGATCTCCCGTGGTTCCCTTTCCTTTTGGCATGCCTGCATCCAATCCGTACTGTGCGACCATTCCTTCCCCCGCCTCACGCAAAAAACGTTGGATGCGCACAATCTCGATCTGCATGTAATTGTATTCGCGAATTTCTTCCTCGGCCTTTTGTAGAAAATCTACGCTGGGTGCTTGCTCACTCGGCCGGGCAAAGCCTTCTTTTCTAGCGGATACTGTCTTTTGCTGTCCCTTTGCCTTTTGATCCCGCATGTACTTGTCCCACTCCGGGCAAGAATCGATCTTTCCTACGTGCTTATCATGAACCTGGCAATGTGATTTCTTTCCCCAGCACGTTGCCGGACACACCTCGCATACTGCTTCCATGAAAACATCTTTGCTGATCAAGGCACTATTCCCCCTCGGTCATATATATCAAGTCGGTATGATTGCTTAACGGTTTTCGTTGACTCTTGCGTCTTTTCTTAATCTTTGAGACAAACCAATCTGTCCGATAATGACTCCTACCAATAAAACAGCTGCTCCGATTAATGCTGCTTCTATCATTCGTACGTATCTCCTTTGCATCATCATTTTCTTGTATAATGAAAGGGGGCAAAGAGGATACTCACCAGTTGTATTCTTTGCCCCAAGCATTCAATGGGGATTCCGATCGTCAGTCGGAGTCTCCTTTTTTTGTTCCAGTTGCTCTTTCTTTTTCTCTTTGTTTGCCTTTAATTGCAGGTTGAACAGATTGTTAATCCGAATCTGCAAATCTACCTGCTTAAACGTGACGATTAAAGCAAGGAAGCACACGACAACCGCGAGAACCTGAACGTAATCAATCGTCATCAT